AGTCATAGTGGGAACGCCGAGGACCGAACAGGCGAAATCGGCCATTTTACGGCATATTTCGACACCGCGCACCGAAAAGCCCTTGGCCCTGGCGTTGGACAGCCAGGCACCCCACCCGCTCCCGATGTCCAGTAACGCGCCGGATTTGACGTGCTCCAGAAGCTCTTGCATGAAGTACTCCCGACGCAAGCCGGACGTGCGGACTTCCTCGATCCGCTCAGGCAGCCGCATGTGAGATGTGCCGTCAGCGTACCGCTGATAGTGCTCCTCCATGCTGTCGGCGCTCATGCGAGTTCGCAGGTAAACGAGATTGCAGCTGTTGCAGGAAACGATGTCCGCGCTCCGCCTGACGGGGACAGCGTCGGCAGTGCCGCACATCGGGCATTCAGTCAGCTTTTCTTCGACCATACTGAACTTGAGGTTTGGAATGTAAACGTTTTTGCCCAGGCCGTAGTTGGCGTTGGGCCTCTGAAACAGACAGTTCGGACCATCCGGCCATACTTCGAGCAGCGAAGTCTTCTTCATGCCCTCAGCTAGGGCGTATGGAAAACTCTGGTTACCGATGAACAGCTCGGACCCGGCGATCAGCCTGGCCATGTCCAGAAAGTCGCTGATTTGGTAGAACGGCAGGTCAGCGCCCCAGTCGGACACGAAGTCGTCGTACTCGCTTCGCAGTCCGACAAAGAGTGCCTGCGATCCGTATTTTTCGAGCACGTCCTGCCAAGGAAAATCCGAATTCCGCCACCGGGGCGAGCGGTGCAGAATTACGGGCCGGTCTTTAATGGCCACCGCCCGGTCGACAACCAGCCACGGTTTTTGGCATTCGCGCAAATCCAGCCGGAAGCGCTTCAAGTGTGCCTCGGCGAGATTCAGCAGACGGCCTGTGCGCCGGAAGGCGGCGCTGTCGACTACCAGCTCCTCGCGGAACTTGTTCAGGTCAACGTCCACTTCCGGCATTGCGGGCGCGAAGGCCACCCACTTGACGTAGCTCTGCAATTGCAGCAGCGGACGGAGCATCGCGGCCATTTTCTCGGTCATTGCCGCCCGAACCGTGGCCCGCACATCCTGGCGCATTTGCGGCCCCAGGACCAGCTCTCCTCCGCCCAAGGCCCGCATGGTGGGCAAAGCATAGATGATGTCGCCGATGTCGCCGCTGTGGTAAAACCTGCGCGGCCTATTCCGATCGTAAACCTTGATGCCGGTATCCACGCTGAAGGGGTCGAAGCGCTCAGGAGCGTAGCCTTTGATCGAAGACCACTCGCGCACTGCCTTTTCCAGAGCTTTCATCGCGTGAACTTCACCATCAGGTCAACCGGGCCATCGGCGTGCCGAACGTACTGAAACTGAGCGGCCATCTCCGACAGCTTTGGACCATAGGGTGCTGGGTGGACCCTTGGAAACAGCGGGCACACAATGCTGTCGTCCTCGACCAAGTACCCACGCTGCTCCTGGACCGAATAACGAACCTTGCGCCGCAGGAGCACCAAGGCGTCCTGCTCCGCGTGCTCCATCAGCGTCGTGACGAGCCCCTGGCCGTACCAAGTATCGTCTTCCAGAACCACGCAATACTGGCCGTCGGCGTTGTGGCGACAGAGGCCAAGCATCTGAGCCTGTGGCATCGCTCTAAGCCGTATTTCCCTGATGCCCCGTGGCGGGTTGAGCTTCCTATCGGTCGTGTTGAATACCACTGCTTCCAGGCACGGCCAGTCTTGAGCCATGAAGCTCATTAGCGTGGCCCGACCGAAAGCCAATCGATCCGGGCGGGTGATCGCCAACAAGCCAGAAACCAGTGGATATTGAGGCCAAGGCACGCGCACGCTGTTAAGAACGCGTGATTTGCAGGCCGCCTATGTAGCCTAAGACCTCAAAGGTCAAGTAGTCGCCGACACCCAGGGTCTTGGTGAACTTGACGTAATTGTAATCCTCAATCCAAGCAGCCTGAGTCGTGCTGAGCGGCACTTTTGTCGTGGGAAGGCTGCCAGCCACTGCCATCGAAATGATCGAAGTGTACGAGCCACTTTTCTGATTGGCGTAAACGTAGATGTCGTACGACCCCGGCGCTAAGCCCCGAATGTCGTACCACTGCTGGCGAGGCGTGCTGCCGCTCCAGCCACCGTAGTAGGTGCTAAGCATCGGGTCGAATTCAGCGCTGGAGCCATAGAAATTGTCCTCGATAACGCGCCGCAGGCTAACCTTCGAGGGCTTGCCTCGGTAATCCAGCAGCGGGACGCTGGGCTCCGCCGTCCAGGTATAGGCTGTCGGGCCGCAGTCCGTGGTGTAGGAGGCGTAGCCAAAAGGCCCCGCCAAGGGCACCAGCACGTTCCAGTAATCGGTTTCCGCGTAGCCCACCGCCGCTAGCCCTGCTTTGGAACCTCCGCCGTTGAAATCCACGTTTACGAAAAACGGTTGGGGCGTGGTAAAATAACGAAGGCCGTTGTACCAGACTTGGGATAGCGCCGAGACAAACCAGGTGCCCACGTTCGGAGCCTGCCGAATGGTCGCGGACTGACCCGCGTAAAGATTGCCGCTGCGCGGCGCGAAGAAACTGTTGACCCGCGACGGGTTGGTCATGGAACCAAAGACTTCGACGGCAAAAAAGACCTCGCCATAAGCCGAGGTTCCGAGCACCTGTCCCCGCGTCACCTGGCCGTAGCCGACGCTGGGATTGGCAACGCCGTGAATGTAGGTTTTGACCCCGTAGCCGTGGTTAATGCGAATCAGGATCGCGCCTCCCTTTAACGCAGGACTGGTATAGCGCCATCCGACCGAACTCGGCTGAATAAGCTCGACGGAGCCGTCAGCCGGGGCGATGACGTTGCCACCCACCGGAATCTCCAGCGTATAGCCGAAGTTTTTAGGAACGGAGCGGCGAAAGCCGTAAACGATTTTGGCGTTGCCCGCGTAGGGCGGCCTCATCTGGCGCAGGACTGTTGCTTGGTCGCTCACGGGATTTGTTGCAAGACGTTGGCGGTGTGAATGGTGGCCTCGCAGGTAAGGACATCACTGCCCCGGTAACTCAGCTCGGCGAGCTTGAAACCTCCTAGCCAGCAGCTTTCCAGGATGTAAATGCCCGAGGTCTCCATCGCACGCTGCATGGACGCGCTGAATTTATCGGTCGAAAGCGTCGCGTACTTGTTGGCGATGGCGGCGGAGGTCGAGCCCGGAAACATGGTGGCCGGATCGCCCAGCGGCGACGTAGCCGCAGCCCGGCTGTACGCGGCGGCCAGAGCGTTCACCGGGCGCACGCCCCGTGCCGTCCAAAGGTAAATCGGAAACAGGAAAGGCTGCTGATAGTTCTCGTTGAGCCGGAGCGGCTCAGTTTCCGCACCCACCGAGCCACGACCAGAGCGCACCATGCGCCGCCAGGCATCCAGAATTGCGTAAATCTCGCTGTAGGGCGTGACAGCCGTGTTCTGCTTAGTACGATAGCCGCCGTCGTCGACCAGGAAATTGAGCATGATCGGGTCAAAGGGCTCGTCCCAGCTCGGCATCATGTAGGACCGGCTGTCCCGGCGCGTGGCCTCCGCCTTGACCTTTGGCTCAGGAATTCTAATGGATGCCGGGTACCATTTCGGCACGATGCGAAACTCAGTCTCGAAGGCTAGATTGATGCCCACGACCACGGAGCTAAGATCGACCTGCCAAAGGTCGTTTCGCTGGGGATTTTCCCCGCCACGGCGGCCCCATTGGTTCAAGGTGTCCCGGATGAACGGCATACCTTAAGTATCGGCGCTCCCAAGCTAGTTACACTGAGAACGATGAATCTCAACGGCATTTACGTTGGAAAGGTCGAAGCGGTCAACGACCCGGAGAAGCTGGGCCGCGTTAAAGTGCGCGTACCGCACGTTTACGGCATTCTTGGCAGCGCAGTCGGCCAGGTCCCGCTTGATGACTTGCCGTGGGCGATCCCCTTGGGCCTGCCCGCCGGGCAGTCTCAGCAAAGCGGCGGCATGGATTGGCTACCGGAGCCAGGTGACCAGGTCGCCGTACAGTTCCTCGACGGCGAACCGGAAAAGCCGGTGTGGGCCTGGTTCATGCAAACGACGACCGCCAACGAGGATTTTCCGCTTCACCAGTACGAAGCCGTCGGTCCGAGCCAAGGCAAGCCCAAGCGCTCCGCTCTGACCCGTTACGGCCACACGGTCGAATGGACCTCCGGCAGCATCGTCCTGACAACCTCCAAGGGTTACCGGCTTTTTGCTCTGGACGCCACAAGTGCTGGCTCCGACGGCTACCTCCAGCTTATCACGCAAAGCGGACAGTTTTTGGAGCTGAACGACGAAACCCAAGGTGGCCTGTTGAATATCCTGGAGGACTTCTACATGCAAATCGGCTTGGAGCTGAACATCCAGGCCAACAGCATCCGGGTGGAGACCATGAGCGGCGATCTGGATATGACGATCGCAGGCAACACGAACCTGGACTTCGTGGGCGACGTGATCGCCAGCGGCGACTCGGGTTTGAGCGCGACTTTCGTAAACAATTTTGAGGTCACCGCCAACCAGATCAATTTGACGGCGCAGAGCAGCTTCGTCGCCACGGCCCCGCTTTTACGGATCGGCAGCGAATCGGCAGTCGAGCCCGCCGTCAAGGGCATCCAATTCACGACCTGGGTTGCCTCACTTCTGGCGTGGCTGGGCACGCATACTCACACCAGCGCCACGCCAGGGACGCCAACCAGTCCGCCGCAGGTGCCACCAACCGTGATCCAGCCGCAGTCCGCCCAGCTCATCTCGCAGAAGGTCTTCGTGGAATAACGTTCTTCCCTGTATGGCTATCAAGACGAACCTGAAGGACTTGACCCCGCGCCGGGAAAAGTTCGCTAAAAAGATCGCGCTTCTGAGCGGCGGCTACAGCTGCCCGGAGGCGTTCCCCAACGGAGAAATCACGGTTTACCCCTGGGATTATCAAATCGACACCTGGCTGCAAGAGGCGCGCCGCGAGGCCGGGATGGAGAACGAGGCGATCCTCTTCAGGCTCCTGGAGAAGGTCTGCAACCTCAATGGCTGCCCGCTGGAACGGTTCGTCTCAGGGGACGTGCTGACCGTGCTGATGGTTTCCCGGTCCATCCAAACCGACTGCGAAATCTTCTACGTGGCCTCCTGCCCCTACTGCAATCACGAGGAGGAAGACAAGATCATCGTGCCCGACGAACTGGTGCCGATGGGCAAGAAGCCTCCCGGCTATCCGGGGCACGAAAGCATCACGCTTCCGGTCGTCGGCGACACGCTAACAATCCGTCCGCTCCTGATCGGGGACGAAATCAACATCCTTGGCCGAACCCCTGAGTCCAAGAAACTCTGCCCGGATTCGGTCGCCCGGATCGTGACGATGGTCGAGACCGTGGGAGGCGAGCGGCCCGACAACATGCAGGAATTGGTAGCGTGGTACACAGCGCTGCCGCCCAAGGATGCCAAGTTCCTGGAGGACCAAGAAAACGACATCACGCCCCATCTTGAGCTGGACCTCCAGCAGCAGTGCGTGAATTGCAAGCAAGTCTACCGGTGGCCGCTGAATATAGGGACCGAATTTTTTCGTTCGGGCCGCGTCGGAACGTTTACAAAACAGGTGGCAAAGAGTCTTTGACCTTTGCTGGCTGCGACGCGGCTTTACTTGCGACCTTTCCAAAGCTCCCGACTGGGTCCTGGACCTCTTCACGGAGATGTCCGTTGAGCGGCTCAAACAGGACGAGGGGAGCCCGGTTCTTCCTCCTGAAGTGGAAGACGAACTATGACCGACCTCATCGTGGATGGCAACAGCCTCTACGCCAGGGCCTACTACGCCGTGGCGTACGCCCAGCGCTCCGGGAGCAAGATGGCCAGGCCCGCCGACGCGATGAAAGCCTGCATGGCCACGGCGCTGAGCTTGATCGATCCCTTAAGCGACCGGCTGGGTGAGCGGATCGACAGAACGCTGTTTGCCTGGGACGGCGAAGGCGGCCAGGGCATTTCGGACAAGGGCAGGGACCCCAAGCCAAGCAATTATCACGAGACCCGCGAAATCGTCATGGGTATGCTGGAAGCTGTCCTCGATACAGCCAACGCGGTGGCCAACCGCTGCGAAGGCGACGATGTCGTGTGCAGCGCCGTTTACAAAAGTAAGGCTGACATCATCTTTGTCGCGTCCGGCGACAAAGACTTGCAACAGCTCCAGGGCGGTCGCGTCCAGTTTTTCTGCCTCAACCAAAAGTCACTGCTAACCAGCCGGGCCATCAATAACAAGTGGCATATTAAGCATCCCAGCCAGCTGGCCATCGCTCTGGCCATTCTCGGCGACAAGACCGATGCCATCTCCGGTCTCTACGGCTACGGGCCGGTCAAAGTGAAGAAGCTCTTCGAGAAGGTCACCGAGGACATGAGCTTTGAGGCGGCCTTTGAAGCCATCCTGGCGCAACTGCCTCATTCCCTCCATCTTCAATTCACGGACTGCCTCGATCGAACCTTGCTCCACATGGAGGTAGATGTGCCGGAGCCGAGACCGCTCCAACTTGGCGATCCGAAACTGCTGGAGGACTGGCCGGACTTGTACGGCACTTACATGCCGATCTACCGAAGCTACCGGCTGCGGGAACACAGCCGCAGCCGGATGGTCGAGGACGACGAGGAGGACGTGCCTACAGCGCGAGGATAGGAATGCTCCCGCCTGCGGCCCGGTTATAGTAGCGGGTCACTGAGAAGTCGATGAACGCACCACCGGACGCATTGCCAACCATCTGCACCTGCGGGTAATTGGACGTGACCTTGAAGGAGCGGACCTGGCTGGCACTCAGCGTGTTGTAATAGTCCGTCCCCGAGGCCCCGAGGTCGACCCACGCGGTTCCGTTGTACTCCTGGAACCGGTAGTTCATGGTGTTCACGCCCGAATTCTTGATAATGACCATCATGGAGACCGGGCCTTGCTGGAGCACGTTGAAAAGTGTGCTTTCAGTCTCGCCTACCACCTGGCCGTCAGTGCAGTGAATTACCATAATCGCAAGGGGTTAAAATCGGATTCGCCACGTCAGGGTTGGAGCAAAGTCGCTCGTCTTGTTGATGCCCACGGTCCTGACGCGCCGTGCCATCAAGGAATCGTTCCCGCTGAAAAGCCCCATCTCGGTGATCAGGCTGCCATTGGCGTCGGCTAAGCCGAGCGTAAAGGCCACCCGGACCACAAAGGCCGTCAGGAAGTCCACGCTGTCCACCGCAGCGGTGTAATTGCCCGAGGAGAGCGCCACCGGGGCTTCCAGGCCGACATCGGTCACCTTGGCCGCCGTGGTGCCTGTGCCGACGCCGAACTTGGAGCAGGTGTAATTCTCGATCGGGCTGCGAAACGCGAAGCAATAGGCCAGCAGCTGGCGTCCCTGGTCGACAAAAAGGTTTGGCGTGTCGGCCAGGTGCTCGGGGCTGATCCACCCATAACGGATCGCGGCTTCGAGGGGAATCTCCCGCCCGAAACCGTCGACAATCCGAGTGACACTGACTAGGCCAGAGGGGCGCATCAATAGGTTTGCTGGAGTGCCTCAATGTTTTCGGGATACCAACGGTCAACTGACAGGCCGAATTGCAGGTTGACGTAGTTGCTGGTCGTCATGTCCGCGTCGATGAACTTCAGGCCACGGATCAGGCAGCCTTCCAGGACGTAGGTGGCTCCGTCCCGCATCGTGTCCTCACCAGGGATAGCCTGGCTGCGGATGTCGGCGATCTGCTTGCGCATGTTGGGGATCAGCCAGCGCATGAAGCCCATACACTTGACCTCGCTGGTCAGACCGACGCCGCCCGTGAGCGGGTTGGCAATGAGCCAGAACCACTTCTCCAGCGCCTCGGCAGTGCGCTGGGCGAAGGCATACCGCACCGGGATGTCGACCGGCCCGCTGTTCGAGTCGGCACCAAGCATCTGGTTGGTTTGCTGCATGTACTTGACGGCGATGAGTTCCTTGTTCCGGTCAGGGAATGGGAACTTCTCGACGGCAAATTCAACGTGCTCGTCCCACGGAAGGCCGAGCGCGGTGGGCAGCTCCAGGGTGATCTTGAAAAGGTCAACACGCTGGAGGTCGAGTCGCGAATTCTGCGACGCGAACGTGTTTTTGTAACGTAGCCTTGCCATAAAACGTTAGGACTGTTTGGTTTACTCAGCGTTCAGTTCATCAAGCACCGCGCCGCTTTCGCGCACCGTGGCGGTGATGTAGATGCGCTCGACCGAATCGGTCGGGACAATAGCCAGGTCAACAATGACCTCGCGGCGGTTCCGCGTGTCCGCCGAGTTGTTGGTGTCGTCAATGACCAGCACGTATTCCTCGATGCCGCGCTCCGTCTTGACGTTGTCGAGGAACTGGGCGAAGGCCAGGCGGACCCGCACCAGCAGCTCGGGATCGTTGGGCTCGAAGATGAACCGGCGGCCAATCTCCGACAGGTTGTAGACCACATAGTTGACGAGGATAACGTTGTGGTTGACGGAGAGCTTGCTCTCGGCCACCTGCATCGTCCGCTCGCCCCACAGCTTGATCTGTCCCCGATCGAGGAAGATGCCGTTGATGGACTGCCCGTTGCCGTACATCGACTGCTTGGTGTCGTCGGACACGTGCTCGAACTCGACGTACTTGGCCTCGGGGATGATGCCGCGCTGGTCGCCCGCCGCCACATACCACGGCTTGTCGCGGTCGAACGTGAAGGCCAAACATCGCAGAGCGCCCAAGGTGGGCGGCACCGTCTTGTCCTCCCCGGTGAACGGGTCGGAAATGGTGAACCAGTTCCAGAAACAGCTGATGTTGTAGCTGTCGATCCGGCCACGCCCGCTGTAGAGGCCATCGCCATTGTGCCAGTCGATGGCCTGCCGAGCATTGAGCGCCGGAGGAACGTCGATGATGGCCAGGGCATTGATCCGGTTGCAGACTTCATACATCCGGCGGTGGAGGCCGCTGGTGTCGCCGCCGAGCGGATCGTAGCTTCCGCCGTCGGTGATGCCGGGGCAGCACATGATGTCGACCCGCGCCTCGGGCGTATCGATGAAGGACTGGATGCCGGTGTACCGATCCGTCGTCGGGTCGTAGCGTCCAATGAAGTCCTCCGCCGTGGCGGCCTCGCCGTTGTAGCCTTCACTGAAGCTGCCGCCCGAGTTGTTGTACCCGGAGTTGATCAGATAGGCCCCGGCCTCGTAGCCATAGCTGTAATTGGCCGGGAGGTAATTCATCGTCCCGGACGTGGCCACGCTGACGACGCTGATGTACTGGCTGTTGCCGTTGATCCGGCCCGACCACGAATTGGTGCCGCTGCCGTTGTAGAGGTTGTCGATGGTCTCGACCAAGGCCCCGTCCTCGTAAACCTCGAACTTCTTGGTGTTGGCCTTGCCGCCGGGGCGCACCTTAACGAAGAGCCCGGCGGTGATGTCGCCACTGTTGGCCCAGTCACCCGCCGAAGCCGCCTCAAGGTTGATGTAGGAGATGGAGCCGGTTTTCCGGTAAACGTAGGCAGCCGTGTAGCTGTCCTGAAGCGCCAGGGCTTGGTAGCCCTTGCCCGGCAAATCGGTGGTTTCCAGCAACACGCGCCCATCGGGGAGCGCCTGCTTGACCCTGACTTCCTGGGTGTCGTTCTTGCCGGTTTGGCTGATCTTGAGCAGGTCACCAACGGCGAAAAGCGAATAGGTGCTCGGGTGGGTCAGCTGAATCTCGTAGTCGCCCTTATCGCCCGAGCAGGTCACCACGTAGGAGCCCGTGTAAAGCGGGGCATCCCACGGATCGCCGCTGTTGGAGCCGTAGGTGTAGGCGTAAAGCAGGCCCTGAGCCTCGTTGGCGTGCGGGTTGCCGATCGAGTACTCGACCGTCGCGTTGGTGTAGAGAGCCTTGATGGCGTCGGCGTCCGTAAACGAAACCAGGGCGCTGTCCGGGCCGATGCTGCCGACCGAGGTCACAACCTGGTTGACAGTCTGCGCCAGCCCAGCCTGCTTGACGGTGACGTAAACGTCCCCGCTCCACAGCGCCGGATCGAGCACCGACCCCTTGGCGTAGGGCGTAACCGTCCCAGTGACGGAAAGCGCCGAAGCCGTGAAGGTCGCACCCGGCAGGCTGTCGGACCGGAACCCGACACGGACCACCTTCATGCCGTCCGTGAGGTCGGACAGAATGGCGACCGCATTGGCCAGGAAATAGTTCCCAACCAGAGGTTGGCCAAACAGCCGCTGGAATTCCTGGAGCGACCGCACTGAGGTTGGCGTGTCAAACGGGCCTTTACGCGCCACGCCAATCAGGCCGCCACGGAACCGGCTTGTCTGCGGTAGCAGATAGCTCCGGTCGATGATTTGCGTATAGACGCCCGGAAATGTTTTCGTGCGAATCGTTGCCATACTCGTTTCTCGCTTTAACTACGTTGCGTCGGGCGCGTCGGAATCTGCTTTCGGCGTAAACGAATCAATGCTCGGGGCTTTTTGCCGCCTTGCGGAGGGCAGCCCAGCTTGCGCGACTGCAACCGCTCCGCCGCGATTCTCACCGTTAGCAATGGCGCGCCATTCATCGAAACGTCCAACACACATTCAGCCTTAACTACAGTGCTCCTCACGGCACAGCTATCGTGCCGCTGGAAACCGAATCCGTCGTACCGCCACCGCCCACCGTCTGGATCACATACTCGTAAAAGTTGCCGCCGGAGACGCTCGGATCGTTGTACGCCACCGAGTCCGCCGGAACGCTGTCGATGCCGAAAAATCCGCCCGCGCCGTTGGTCTGCCGCAGGACGTTGTAGCTGTACTCACCCACTGCGTTATCGTCCCAGCTCACATCGATGCTCGGCCCGACAGCCAATGTTCCGTTTACGTTTGTAGCCGCGACCGGCGGTCCGTAGTCGATAGTCGGCGTGCCAAAGGCCACAGTAGAGGCGATGCCGTAAGACCAGGCGCTGGGATGGAACTGGGCGTCGGTCGGATAACTGGCTGGGTCGTTGTTCGGGCCAAAGACGTTGTCGGGCGGAACGACCTGGACACCTGGGTCGCCGAAATAAACCCACTGTGTCCCGGCGGCGGTGTACGCCTCGATCACTCCTTCCTCCTTGCAGGTTCCGGCTGAAGGCAGTTCGTCGGCCCGGTCTTCGAGGACCGGATTTTCAGCCACCGGCCTCATGTCAACCTTGCCGACGGGCAAATTCAGAGCCTCAAGGTCCTGCGGGGACGCAGCATTAAAGACGTAGTACCAAAGCGTCGGCTTCACCTGGAAGTCGGTATCCACGCTGAAGCCCTCGATCACGAGGTTTACGGTGGTTCTGAATTCGACGGCCTTGCCCTCCGTTTCCTCGGGAGCCGGGTGGTCGATCACATCCCCTTCCAGGTACATTCGCACGTACTGCTCACCCCAGCCTGGGTAATCAATCGTCATCCACGTCTGGAGCGTTCCGCCCGTTCGCCAGAACTGCCGCAGCAGGCGCTCGATGTAAAAAGCCTGCGTATCGGGCCGCATGCAGAAATGGTCGAGCTGGAACCGGTAGTCGAAGGCCATCGGCATGCGGGCCGTGGTCACGTTGCCCAGGTCGCACTGAGTCAAGTCGACGCCTTGTTGCTCCTTACCCTCCAGGGCTTCGCCAGCATCGCTGATCGTCGGATAGTTGATGTGCCGCCACTGGTGAATCGAAAAGTTCTGGTACGTCCGGTATTTGATGTTCTTTCGCGTCACCGAAAGCAGGGGATACCGAAGCGGGGACGGGTAGGGCTGGTAGAGCGGGGTGCCGTTTTCGTCCTTGAGCGCCAGAAGATAGGCAAACGGGTTGGCGTCGTCCCGCCACAGCCTGCTGAACATGCCAAAGGCGTCCATCGGGGTGGCGAAAACGACCGGCACCGGGTAGCCTTCCCGCACGAAAAACCTCTGGTACAGCCAGCGCTGCAACCACAATTCGTGGTAGCGCATGCTGGTGATGTCAACCTTGCCGGTCGGAAGTTCCAGCCTGCCGTCATTCGTGTTAAGCGGCATACCGCCTTAACTACGGACAGGCTGGATGAAGGAAATGGAAAGCCGGTCGCCAGGCGACGACCGGCTGCAAAAGCGGACGGCGGGCGCTACGGCTAGGATTAGACCTTGTACAAGCCGTTGGTGAGGATCGGAACAACGCGTCCGTCGTCAAAAGCGACGTTGGCGTAAGCCTTGTCGTCGCTGAAGCTCTGGACCTTGCCTTTTCCGACCATGCCCATCGACTCGTCCTCGGAGACAACCCCGACAACGTCGCCGACTTTGATGGTCGTATCCTCAGCCAGAATGCGATTGGCGGTGGTCTTGATCCCATCGGGGCTGCCATCGCACTCGTCGATCAGCTTCTTGATTCGCTCGGTGTTCATACGCTCTTAATTACGTTACGCCAGCACGGCAAAGATCATGTCTTCTACAGGAGCTGGCGGAAACCAGTCCGTCCCCAGCTCAAACATTCGCAACACCGTCTCGGCGTCGCCCGTCGCAGTAACTACGAGTTCGCCGTTGTCCAAACCGACAACCAAGCCAGCGGTCATTGCGTCAATTCGTTTACGCATTTGCTCCAGCCTGGCCTCCAAGTTGTCGACGCTGGCCTTCGGTGCCCGGACCAGCCAGTCATAGAGATTGCGGGCCACGGCCTCCCGAGCCGGTGGCGTCAAGGCATCTCCAAGAACGGAAGTTCCGGCCCGGCTGACCTCATCGGTGATCAAGTTTTCCCACATCAGGCTTCAGGCAATGGCCGGGTTTGATACAGCTCAGAGGGCACGGCTTCGCCGGGATTGGTCACTGGGCGGGCATCCCCATCCGGCGGGATGATGCAGACAACGGCCAGGCCCAGCCAGACGTTGGTCTGCTGCCAATAGCCCTGGGGCTCCAGTACCACGTCCACGATCATGTACCGGTAACCGTTGTAATAAACCTGGTCCCCGCGCTCCGGGAAATAGTCCAGCTCCTGGAGGATCAGGTTGGACAGCGTGAAACGGTCGTTTCTCTGTGCGTAGAGGCCGACTTTGGTTTGGCTCCACCGAGGCCGCTCGTGGCTATTCAGGCACGGAATATCCAGGACTCGGCTGAAAACCGTTCTGTTGTCCAATGGCATGTGCCAGAGATGGTCGATCTTTTGAGACCGATGGTCCGCCTCGAAAAACTTGGGATAAGGCCGTGGCGCAAAAGCGACAGTGTGTTCCCTGTGGAATTTCAGGGCCGTCTGAGTGTCCGCCCGCCTGAACAGCGCCGGATCGTACAGGAACTCTTTTCGCTCAGTAAAAAGCATTCAAGGTAACTACAACAAGATGAAGAAGCCCAGCGCACTGATCCAACTACTGGATGACCTGGAGTCCGAGACGCTCGACTCCAGCGTGGTGACCCTGGAGGACAGCTGGATGAAAGTCTATCTGGCGGAAGACGCTGAGGGGATTTTGCTCAATCCCCGCCAGTGTGAATTGCTCCTGGACACGCCGCAAACCGTCCGGCAGCTCCACGAGGCCCTCGATGAGCCGGAAGACTGCGCAATCGAGCTTCATAGCGTGGTTCTGGAACAGGCCGTGGAAGACGCTCTGGAGCGCTACTTTGCCGCCGTCGACGAGGTTTGATAGTTAAGTTGTGCCGGTCGACATCTCACAACCGCTAGAGGGATACGCCCAGCTCCAGTTCGAGCTGAAGATCGAAACGCGCACTTTTCCCCTGTACGCCAACGTCGTCCGGCTGGAGGACGCGACGATCCACGAAAGCGTCCACGACGAGGCGGTCACGAAGTTCACACTGCGCACGTCAACCCCGGATTACGTGGACGCCGTCCTGGCTCTGAACCAGGCCAACGGAACGCCCTTGATTCGGTGGAGACTGGGCTTCGGATCGGGCGACGATGTTCGCTGGCTGCCCTGGCAGCTTCATTTCGTTTACACTTTTCGCGCCAAGCAGGAGGGTATCGGTTCGGGCGCAGGCCATTTCATTGTTATCGAGACCAAGGGCATCCTGGGGCTGGCGGACAGAGGCAACAAAACCGTGGCCCACCGGGGCACTGTCAGCCAGATTGTTCAGCGCATGCTGGGCGACCAGGACGCGGTGGTTGAGCCGACCACGGGCGACGGACTTTGGATTCAAAGCTACCAGTCCGACCACGACTTTATCCGGGAGCGCCTGGTGCGCATGGCCCGCAGCGCCAAAGGCCGGGGAAACTATTTGTTCTTCGCTCGGGACAACGTCGTACATTTTCACAGCCCTGAGTACCAGGCCAGCTTGCTGGACATCGTTTACAATTCCAGCGGCGGCATGAAGCTGGTTCAGATCGACCGCAGCCAGCATCAGGTCAACACCGGGGCGGCTGGAACGCGGCTGGTCATGTACGATCCCTACAGCGGAGTTCAGAAGGAAATCAACAGCGACCCGGACCTTGCCCTTCGCCTGGCCGACAACGTTCATCGCATTGACCGGATCGCGGGCGGCCAGCGCAACATCATGTGGCACCTGGGAGCCAACCGGCCCGAGGAGCCGGAGAATTTCGCGCAGAACGCCTACGAAGCCTCCAGGATGGAGTGTTTCGAGATAAAGCTATCAGTGGAGAAACTGCCGCCAGTTCGGGCCGGAGATTTCCTGCGGGTCACGATCAATCCCAAGGAGCAAGTTTCCAGCACCTGGGGCGGCGTTTACCTGGTGACCCAAGCGGAACATCTGATTCGGCGTGGCGCAATCTATTCCGTTTACATTTTGCGCCGGGGCGAGTTCAACAGCAAGCCCAGCGTAGCGCCGGAGCTAGCCTCCCTGGGTGTACAAGCCCTCCAAAGCGAACAGAAAGCTCAGGGCGTTCCGCTGAATCTGAAGGCCGCGCAAGACTCCGCATTGACTCGGAGCAAAGGCCGCAGCCTTACCGGTGGGGTTTACCTCACGGTCCAGGACCCGAACAAGGCCATTAAACCGCAGACGTAGTCGGGGTCTTCGCGTTCCAGAGGAATGGCGGATAGAACGGATCGGTCTTGTCGAAGCCAAGAACATCCCATTTCAAGCGGCTGCTGAGCTGGAAGTTCACAGCTCCCGTTCCAGCCAGGCCCTTGACCTCAATGTACTTCTGCCTCGGGGTGACCGTATAGGTCTTTTGTCCGCCTGGAACGAGAGCCTGGGCCACACCAAGCCATTCCCACGGTCCCGAAGTGTAGTCGTTGGTCTGCTGAAGTCGGAACTGACAGTTTGAGCCAGCGGACTGCGCCAGTACCATCACTGTGTTGTCCGCATAGCCAGATACTGCAATCGTGCCCGGAGCGCCCTGAACCTGAAGACGCGCCGTGACGTAACCCGCCACGACGGGGCACTTGACATTGGTCGTGCGCAGCAACGGCTGCGGGTATTCGCCAGGGTAGATCATAACAAGTTCAGCTTCGTTTACGTCCGGTTATTCGGGCGGCATAGGGCGGGCAGCAGGTGCCGCCAAATCCTCTTCGCCTTCGACATCGGGTTCGGGAACCTCGACAGCGGTCTCCAGGTCCTCTCCACCTTCAGCCGCTTCCTCGCCCGCTTCGAGGTCGACCAGCTGGCCCATCAAGTCCTTGATGTCGGTCAGCAGCTGAACGACGACGTTGCCTTGCGTGTCGGCTCCAACGGCGGTATCGCTCACGGGCGGCTCGCTCGGTGGCAAATCCACAGCGGCATCCTCGACGATCTTGATGGCCTCAGTCAGTTTCATACGCGTCAAATTTGGTCCGTTCATTCTATCTACACTTGCCGAGTCTACTTCACGACTTTCTCCTCGGGCCGGACGGCCTGGACGACCCGGACGCTTTGGTCGCTCGGCGCGTGCTCGCCCCGGTTCCGTTGTTGGCCTGCCCCGCTTGGGCAGCACCGGGCCGCCTTTCTTGGGTTCAGGAATTTTCTCCGGTGCCGGTGGGTTTTCCTCTCCAGCTGCCGGTAGAATTCCAGGCCCCAGGCGCATTCGATAAGGCTCTGGCGGGCCTGGCGGGACGGGAAGCCCTGCATTTCTTGCCTGCTTGGCAGCCTTGAACCATGCCTCACGCTCCTTGGCGCGAGCGGTCTGCGCGGGGAAGTCCTCCCACCGGCCCTGGCCGTAGCGAACCAATTGAACCAGCGTCTCGCCTGGGTCTTTCTCACCGCCGGGAAACGCGGAAAGCATGCCGTAGATGTAATCGCGGGCGGCGAGAATATGTTTACACAATCCGATTCGCCGCCTTGGATTGGTTTTGTCCGGCGGAAGATTCAGCGCCTGGTTCATGCTCGTGGTTCCCACCATCGAGCTTTTCCGCTGTTTCAAAACCCACGCCCAGCGGTACCGGAAATCCGGGCACGTGCAATCCACCATACACGGCACGTGCTGAAGTGGCATCGACTGCCCCTGCCGTGGCCGGTAAAAGCGAATGTAGCCGTGATGCCGCAGCCCGGTTGTGCTGGGGTGTGCCTTGAAATTGAAGGAATGCCAGACCTGATCGCTGTAGGCGGTGATCTGGAGCGGCGGTCCCCGGACCGTGCTGCTGCGCTTGATCCGCTTGGGCTCCGAGGCCCGAAACAACTGATCAAACGTGAGTCTTTCGGAAAGGTAGAGGTACATGGCCTACAACGTCTGACCCCTTTCCGGCGGCACGGGGTAGATGACCTGGGTTTCTCCGTCCCGGTCCCCGCGTGCGTACTTGAACTGAACACCCTGGCCTGCCTTCCAGGTTCTGATGAAACGCATGTAGCCGTCCATGCTGCGAATATCCTGCCAGGCACTGGCTTTTCCCGCTTCTGTGGTTCGACCGGCGGTGATAATGTCGCCCCGGCGAATCCTGCCGTCACGGGCCGGGCTGTTGGCCTCCACGTCGCTGATGCGAATTCCCGGCGTGGGACCTTGATTGGTCATCGCCGTAAACCCGACGTAACCTGGAACCAGTCTGCGCCCCGGCTTCTCGCCCGCGACCGCGCCTTTAAGCACGCGGCCTGCGGTTGTCTTCTCAGCGCGACCGAACGGATCGCTTACGGATCGGACTGCGCTGGCTGATTTGATCCCAAGCAGTTGAGCGGAGCGCGGCGTCACCTGCATGCCCTGGCCGTAAGTTCGCGCCGTGGTCCGCTTTGCCTTTGCTCCGGCCACGCCACGGGAAATCGCCTGATAACCAGACTGTTGCAGGACCCGCAAGAGCGTGTCCAAGTCAGCCTTTTCGGGCAGGCCCCGGACGAGCGGGCGCAGCGAGGCCGTCATTTTGTCCGAAAGCGCCTGGTCGCTGTCGGCGTGGAAGTAAAGACCGTTCTCAGGCAGCTTCGGCCCGTACAGGACCATCGCCGCCTTGGCCTCCAGGAGCATGTTGGCAAGCAAAACCGCTTCGCGCATCGCCTTAACTACGTTCTACGCAGTATGCCGCAGACTAAGCTGAAGGCCATCACGATCCGAAATTGGCAAACAGTCCAAGAGGCCGCGCTTCAGTTCCCCGATCGCGGGCTGGTTTTGGTGCAAGGTTCCAACGTCGCGGCCCACGGGCGATTCAAGTCCATCGGGGCGGGGAAAACCGCATTGGGCGAAGCCATCAGTCGATGCCTGCTCGGCGTGCCTGGCCGCTTTGCCCATCTTGGCCATTACAGCCGGGATGACAAGGGCGACACCTTGGTTTCCCTGGAATGTATCCACGCCAAAAAGCCGTTGCTTGTGGAGATGGGCTACAAAGAACCCAGTTTGAGCCCGACCGGCGAAGCACTCCGGTTCACCTACGACGGCGAGCAGGTCTGGCGCGACCGCATCAACAGCACCAGGACCGACCTCGAAAGGCTGCTGACTGTCTCAACTGACCTTGCGGGGTGGACCGTTCACCTGGACGGCGACCAACTCAAATTCGGCAATCTCGGCCAGAAAAGCGCGGTTGAGCTGCTCATGACCGCCCTGATGCAGCCACCGTGGACGCAATACCACCAGAAACTCACCAGCCGCCTTACCCAATGCAAAAGGGAGCTAAGCTCCGACCGGGAGGACCTGGAACGCAAGCACGCCGAATTGGAGACCGCCGACTACAACGTCCAAACCGCCACCCAGGCCGTGGAGAGAGCCGAGACCGTTTACGAAACTGCGCTCGCTGAGCAGAAAGCCAGGGTCAAAGCCGCCAAGGATCGCGTCGCCCGGATCAAGGCCGAAGCCGAAAAGCGCGACGGCCAGATGGCCAAGCTCAAAAAGCAGATTGAGGTCAACACCGCCAAAAACGCGGACGCCGAAAAGAAGCTGGAAACAGAAGTCCGCGAACGCCGCGAAGCGCTCCGGCAGGCCGAGGCCAAGTTCGCCGAACTGATGGCCGACCGAAAGCTCGCTCGCCAGGCGCTGGACACTGAGGAGCGAAAGCTTCGGGAAATGCAGGACACGCCCAAAAACTGTCCGACCTGCGGCAAGCCCTGGGACAAGGGTCACAGCTCAAAAGCCATCACCGCCCAGGAAGCAGCCGTTGAGAAGGCAACGAAGAAGCTCGAAGCGGCTAGGTCGAAAGCCAAGGACTTCGAGGATACGACAAAAGCCTCGGCGGAGAAATCCGTAAACGAATCTGAAGAGCGCTGGGAGACGCTCCGTGACCAAGCTCCCGTTACCCAGCTCAGCGAGGATTACGAGGACCTCGAAAACGCCCAGCGGCGGTCCCACAACGAGATGGTGGCGGCGACCCGCGACCTGGCCACGGCGGAGGCTCCCATCAGCGACTCGGCAGTCGAAAAGGCCAAGGCAGTTTTGAGCGAGAAGATCGAGGCGAAAGCCAAAGCAGAACAGGCCGTCCAGAAGATCGCCCAGCAGGTCACCGAGTCCGAACAGCTGGTGGGCGTCGTCGGTTACTGGCAAGAAGCTTTCGGGCCGACCGGCATTCCAAACATGATCCTCCGGGACGCTATCGGGCCGCTCAACGAGACTGCCAGGCGGATCAGCAACGCGATGACCGGCGGCCTGCTTCAAGTCGGGTACTCGACGACCCGAGCCTTGGCTTCGGGCAAGGAAAAAGCCGAACTGGTTATCAGTGTGACCAACAAGCTAGGCTGCCGCCGAGCCGAGGGCAGCAGTAAGGGCGAGGCCAGCCTCATCAACCTGATCGTGGCGGAGACTCTGGCCGAGGTCGGCAACACGGCCTCCAGGATCGGCTATCGGTGGTACGATGAGGTTGGGGCCAACCACGACGACGTGGTCCGGCGGGCCATCTTCAGCTACCTCCGGGAAACAGCAAACCGCACGGGAACCGTCATCTTCCTGGTGACGCACAACCCCGAAGCCGCGAGCTACGCCGACCACATTCTTGTGGCCACGAAGGGTAAAGACGGCACGACCTACCGATGGGAGCGCTAAGGGCTTTCGTTGAAGCCCTTGTAGTTCGCAGGATTCTGAATCCCGACCGTGTTGAAGAGCCTCCGGCGCACCGTCTGCGCGTACGCCTGCTTGACTGAGACCGTGCTGTAACGGGACGCCGGAAAGGCGTTCTGGTGGCCGGGATTGTGAACGAAGGTGAAGCTGAACGTGCCTTTGGTGGGCAAATTGAACGCCATCCCCGGCCCGCGCATGTAAGGTCCGTGAAGCTTGACATTGATGTCGTTAACGTAGCCGCGACAGGCGATGCCCGGCCCCGTCGACTCGGTCAGCATGAGCTGGAGGTAGCAAACCGGCGGCGGGTACAGCGACTCGCCGTTGATAACGTTGCCACCCAGTTCCTGAGTGGGTTGGGCCGCACTCTGATTAACGGCGGCGTTGGTCCTTTCGGACTGGAAGGTTTCGCCAACCTCGGTCTGGATCGCGTCGCTACCGAACGGCAGAATCAGGGACTCCAGCTCCGCCGCAAGTTGCAGCAGCGTGTAGGGACCCTTTGGACAGTACTCACGATCGGCATGGTGCAACTCGAAGCTGATCGGAATGTTCAGAACCTCCGTGCCCATGTATTGGTGGATGCCGTCCGGGAAGGCCGGGCTCGTGCGCACCGTGTAATTGGCCCGGCGCGCCAGCTCGATGGTGTCCGGCATCGCCGGAAAATTGATCTGCACCGCCGACGTGTACTCGCCAGTGTAGTTGCCGTCCAAAAGCGGCTTGTCGCCCGGCCCCTCCAGGACGATCAAGCGCCCGATGTACGGGTAGCTCTTTTGGCGTCTGACACTTTGCGGCATACGCTAAATTCCAAAGCCGGGCACTGAGTATGAGCCTACGCCAGCGCCCGTGCCAAGTTCCCTGAATGTGTTTTCAAACAGCTCTTTGTCGTACAGGCCCTCGCCCTCCTGCCGTAACCTCAACATTTTCTGGTTCAGCTCGAAGCTCTTTTGACCTCGTGCGCCAATGCTCTTCAGTTCGTCTCCAGCGACTTCCGCCAAAGCCCGCTTGAAGCCTTCCACGATGCGGTTCTCAGCCGCGACCGACTCCGCGCTGGGCAGAGACAGCCGACTCAGGCGCTCCTGTTGCTGATACCCAGCCATCATTTTTGGCATGACGGCTTCGATCCAAGCCGCGCCTTTGGTCGGATCAACGCCAATCTTCGTCGCCTCGTAATACCTGGCCCGAAGAGCTTCGACATCACCTTTGACTCCAGCCATCGCCGCCTCCGTCAAGAGACCAATACCGCTTTTTGCTCCGAGTCTTTGAGTCGGGGTATAGCTGGGTGTGGCGGTTTCCTTCCAGCCGTAATACCAGCGCGCAACGAGTTCCGTAAGCTTGTCGAACTGCTTGAAGATCGGCCACTGGATAAGCGACTCGCGAAAAATGCTGCCAATCAGATACCCGCCGATCAGCGGCAAAACGTACGGCGCAGAGACCCGAATGGCGGTGGCCAACCAGCCAAGACCGCCCACAGCCAGGCGGCCTCCAACAGTTCCCCTAGCCGCTGCCAGAGCACCTTGGCCGAACGTTGTTTGGGTCATCAAGCCTACGAGAGCCCTGGTCAGATTAACGACGGCAACGCCCGCTCCGAGGGCAGCTGCCGTCAATCCCACCATCGCAAGCTTGAGCGCTCCAGGATGGCCGGTCAGCTCCCGCAGGAGGCCCGTAACGGCGTCAATGATCGATCGGATAACCGGATAGATTGGCATGAAAGCCTGATTGATCAGGGCTCTCCAGGCATTCCGAAGCTGCTCAACGGACTTGGCCGTTTGCGCCTGCTGCTCCCGAAACGCCTTCTCCAACGTGGCTTGTTGCGAAAGCGGCTTGTTTAAGGCATCGACTGCGTCCAACAAGTCACGAATTTGGTGCGCGGTCATGCCGAACGCCTCGCCAGCAGCGGTCAGCTGGAACAGGTACAGTTCGGTCTGCCTCTCAGGGTCCGCCGTAACCAGCTCGCGGATTGCCCGCGCCACACCCCTCAATCCCGCCTCAGCACCGCCCGCTGTGCCCAGTTCGGCAGCGGTGACCCCGGCGCGACCCCGGAGCCAAAGCCCCATGCCGGTGCCAGAGGTCATCTGCTGGAACAGGTTCAGGACGGTTTCGGAGTCGCCGCCAAGCTCCTGAATGCGGCCAGCCAAGTTCGCGATGACTTCCGTGATCCGTTCGCTTTCCATCCGCATGCCCGGACCAAGAAGCCGCACTGCCCTGGCCACGTGGAAGGCGTAATCGGCGGCCTTCTCGGCGGCGATGGCCGTATTGGCGGCGATCCGGGCGACGGTGTCAGCCACCATCTGCACGCCCCGCCCGAGCGTTCTTTCGTAAACGGTAGCGACCTTGGCGCTGGTCTCGTAGTGAACGCCCAAGGCGACGTTCATCTTCGTCATCAAATCCAGGTTGGTGCCGAGGCTGCCGCTCTCCTCCAGGCGGTAATTGACCAAGGCCCGCGCCGCCTCGGCGACCTCGCCCTGGGCAACGCCGGACCGCCGCATGACTTCCATGCCCCGCGTGAGAATCTCATTGCGAACCCGGTAGGAGGTATTGGCCTGCTCCAGACTCTTGTTCAACGCAACGGCGTAATCCAGCAAGGACCTGTACGTGCCGAGGAGGATTCCTGCCGTAGTGGTGAGCAAGGTCAGTGGGCCTCGCAGGCGCTGATGCGCCTCCAATTTGAACTCAGCAAATTCAGCGGACTTCCTCGTGCTCTCCGCCAGCTGCTCGGCTTGCTGTACCAGCTCTTGCTGCGCGGCAACTTGCTCGACTCCAATGCCGGGAAGCTGGCTTAGGGCCTCCAAAATATCGCGGGCGGACTGAGCTTGAAGCTCCATGAGCGCCGCCTGCTGCCGCTGTTCAACAAGCTGTTCCTGGAGCGCCCGCGCCTGTCTTTGGCCAAAAATCAGGTAGTCTTTGGCGTACCCCACGAGCGCTTCGCCCAGCTTGAAGAGACCTCCGGCGACCGCAATCCTGCCAAGCGAAAAAAGCGAGGCATTGAGGCTCTCGATGTCCTGCTGTGCTTGATTGGCCGACTGGCCGAC